GGGCGTGCGCGCGTTTACTTAAGGATAATTATATACTGTACTGATATATAATGGGTGATAATAGTTCTATTAGTTCTAAAGGGGGGGGTAATATTAAACCCCCCCTAGTTGAAGAAGTTGATAAAGTTGTTGAAAAAAAGAAGCAGATTAGTCCTGCTAAAAGATGGTGTTTTGTTCTTAACAATTATACTGATGATGATATTAGTTCTATTAGGACTCTAGTTGAACATGCATGTTCAATTGGCATCGTTGGCAAAGAGATTGCGCCTAAAACTGGTACTCCGCATTTACAAGGATACGTTGAATTCAACGATAAATGTCGTCCCATTTCGCACGGATTAACCGAGCGTATTTGTTGGTTAAAATGTAAAGGCAATCGTGCCTCAAATATTAATTACTGTGGTAAGGATGGTGATACTTGTATTGCACACAATCTACCAATACCGTTGATGAAGGCATCAAGAGCGATGATGCGTCCTGCGCAATTGGCTATTGCTGACAGATTTACCGAGCGCGAACATCCGTTATTTGGTAGAAAGATTTATTGGTTTTGGGAAGATAAGGGTAATTGGGGGAAATCCATGACCTCAACTTACATGATCGATAACATGAAGGCATTTGAAGTTTCAGGAAAAGGAGCTGACGTCCTTTGTGGGATTTCTGCTTATATTGAGAAATTCGCTGAATGTCCTCCTATAATTATTTTTGATATACCTAGATCTTGTAATGACTATGTGTCATATCAAAGCATTGAGAAGATTAAAGATGGTAAGTTTTTTAGTGGTAAGTATGAAAGCGGTATGGTGCGATTTAACAAACCACATATTATATGTTTCGCAAACCAACCTCCTGACTATACTAAACTCTCAGCTGATCGTTGGATAGTTGAGAACTTGAATGATAAAGATGGTGATAATCCTGACGGATATTTTGTAGAATTTAGTGATGATGATTAAGCATCTTGATAATATGTACGACTAGCATGTTCTATCGTAATTGTACCGGTCTGGAGACTGAGCTCCTCGCAAGTAAAAGCCACTAGGGGCACCCACAGGTTTGCTGGGAATTGGTCTGCTGACGGACTTATAAATGCGTCAGGCATCACCCTAGTTTTTAACTTAGCTATACTATGATTTACTGTTTTACAAATTGGCGGCGGACACGAGAAAATCTCGTCCGTAGTCCCTGTAGTGATAACTTTGCGAATAGCGCTGTTGCGATTCGGCTTAATATGTTCTGTTGATAATATTTGAATGTCTCGATTCTTACGACTGTACTCAAGAAAGTCTGCTGTCATATTTGAGTTTCTTAGCTGTAATAGGATGTTGGCCTCTACATCGGCAGAAAAGTTGGCAAGACTGTCAACTCTAGCTCCAAACTTACTAGGGGTAACCTTGAGTCGCACTACGTGCATTCTTAGATTGAATCCTTTTTCGCTGTCGGCATGATCAGGTACGATCTTGTCAAAGCTAATTCTGAATTTTTGATTGATATAACACGGCGTCATCCAATTGCCGTCTATACTGCCATGCGTCTGTATTACGATCCCACATAGCAGGTAAATATACCTTAGTGTTCTTAGGATTTGCTGCTGATGCTGCGACTGCAGCAAACTCAGATGTTTGAGGAGCTAAATTAGCGTGTTTAGTTTCAATGTTATAAGCAAGCGGAAATGCTTGACCTCTAGCTGAGCGATATGGTACAAGTTGTCGATCTACAAACTTGACTCTCTTAGGGTTCTTGGCAACTGCGCTGCGTTTGTACTTACGTCCCATCTTGCGAGGTTGCTTAGGTCTACGCTGTGGCATTATTTATACTGGGTCTTAGATTTTAATTTTGTGATAATTCATTTCATGCGTTTGCGCGAATTCTCCCACTCTAGGGATACTGGTGAAATGGACGAGTCGCGAGGCGACCTTACGTCGTCCATTTCACTAACGTGTAAATATAGGTGTACTTTCAACAGTCAAGGCTAAAGCCTTGAATATTGAACTTTCAGTGCGCACCTACGTTGTAGGCGGCCTACCCCGCACCCTGCCAAGAAATCTCCCTATGTCTTGGGCTAGGGCGTGCGCGCGTTTACTTAAGGATAATTATATACTGTACTGATATATAATGGGTGATAATAGTTCTATTAGTTCT